ACCATGTTGTGTGTGGTCTGTGCCCCTTATATGTATACCTAAACTATTGTTCCTTTTAGTACATTTATCTTTACATTTTTTATATACACTATTTTCAAAATAATTGTAAAATTTTAATACTTCGTGAGACTTTTCGAATTTCCAATGCTCGTTAATATGAGTCCATAAGCTACCGCCGAGCACACCAACGTCATGTATAATATCAAACTGATTTGAAAACTGATGTATTTTTTTATTCTTAAAAAAATACTCATCAAACATATTTTGCTTCGTTGTTTGATATAGATCACTCGTCCAGTATACATTAAAATCTACAATTGAATTGTCATAAAAATAATGAAGACATGCTACAATAAGATTGAAGTCAGAAAAAAAACCAGCGTTACGCTGCTGTACTACTAAATGCGTTTGTGTCATAATTGCTTGCTCAAATTATTATATACAATCTTAAGTCCGTAATCGAGTCCGAAAAGCTCGAGAGATGTATTTTCTAGAGTAGAGCTATCGCCTATATATGGCCTATCTAAATCGAGACTCAATAAATTTATATTCACGGTTTTATTAGATAGGTTATTTATTTTTTTAGCTATATCAAGTAAGGTATATTTTTGCTTATATGAGCAGTCTATCTCTTTCTGTAAATTTGCTACTGGTTCTGTAATATAAAAAGCTAATAACGATACAAGATCATCTATAAAGAAAAAATCCATTAATCTGTCTTTGTGTATAATTATATCTCTGTCGTGTAAATAATTTTCAATATTATTCTTAATAAATCTTGTCGGTAATTCTTGACTACCAAAAACATTAAAAATTCTAATGTTATAAAAATTATTTAAATCCCGACAGTATTTTGATATTATGCTCTTACTCATTCCATATGGGTCAGTCGGATAATCACTTTCAATTATATTGTCAGTGAATCTGTCTCGTTCAGCGCCTGTACTCAGATTAATAAATCGTGTGAACTTATTCTTGTTACGAAGTAAGTTAAAAAACATTCTTAGGTTACTGTCGGTGACATCAGCCTCATCACGAAGCAATCTATTTCCACCTATTTTAGCGGTATGTATTACAATATCAAAAGCTTTATCTGAAAAAAACTTCTTTACATCATCGGTATTAGTAAGATCGACTTCATTTCTACCTACAAAAGTTATATCTGTAAAAGGTAGATCTCTTATCGATTTACCTATAAATCCATTTTTACCTGTAATTAGAATTTTCAAATTAACTAGTGTATGTGTATATTCTATCTTGGTCGTATACGTTGACCTTTGTATATCCTAGCTGATTAATTAGTAAATCTTCTAATATTGTTTCTGTTATACCATATCGCTCCGCCCAAGGTGCACAGAATTCAACAGCAATTACCGGCTTATATTTTTTAATAGTATCGAGCCCGCCTAAAAGTGCCTGATACTCAAACCCCTCAATATCAAGCTGAATGAGATCACATTCCTCGAGTCCTAGATCATCAATTCTTAAGACGGGTACTCTTCCTTTTCCTTGCACAAAAAATGCACCATTATCGTTTTCGTACATTGTATTAAGGCTGATCATGGCTCGTTCATTACCTAGACACGCTTGAAATTTGTGTACATTCGAACCGGTAACATTTAGTGTCAAGCAATAAAAATTTACCGGATCAGGCTCAAATGTATAAATATATTTAAATTTTTCGGCAAATGGTTGGACCATTAAACCACCGTTACCACCAGCTTGCACCACGACATTCGTTTGCTTCAAATAGGGTGCAATAACTGCATGTAATCCTAATGACGCTGAGACGACGTCCCATGTATAATCACCTGTTGCAGGCCAGTGCCAACCGTTCTCCTTAATTGTTGTTAATTGTTTCATAGTGTTTAATTGTCTTGATTAGGCCATCTGTTATGTTAATTTTTGGCTTCCATGTTATGGCATCGTTGATTAATTTATTATTTGAACCACAAATGAAGTCAGGGAAATTCTTTCGGTCGAGTGAGCTATTGAATGTAATAGAATTTTTACCGCCGCATAACTTATGTATACTATGTATTATATGTTTTATTTTAGTTTGCTTAGATGAACAAACATTGTATACGCCTTTGAGTTGTTTTTCAACAATATTGACTAACCCGTCAACAAAGTCATCAATAAACAGGTAATCGATAATAGAGTTGCATGAATTTAATTCAATATTATCTCCCTTTAAACAGCTTATAATTGTTTTCGGTATCAGTCTAGTGGCAATATCATAGGGACCATATGTATAAAAAGGTCTCACCCACGTCCAATTTATATTATTATTCAGGCAATAATATTTTGAAAGCATTTTAAAAGAAAATTTGGATATACTGTATGATGTAATAGGCTCTTCGCGCTCTACTTCATCTATAATATTTGCATTTATCCCGTATTCAGAAGCACTGCCGATACCAATAAAGTGTATATTTCTGAGCTTACATAATATCTCTAATAGAGCATAGCTATGCTTGACATTATCAAATTGATTTTTATTGTAAATATCAGAGTAGCTATTACCACCTTCCCAGGCGCAGTGTATAACGACGTCTGGATGGAATTCAATAATATCTGCTGCAAGACTCTCGATATTATCAAGCTTACATTTCTTAAATTTAATTGATCCTTGTAGCGAGAGAAGATTTGTGTTATTTTGTGATGTAGCAAAAACATCGTGTTGTAGCCTAACAAGAGCTTTAGTTAGGTTGCTCCCTATAAAACCATTTGCCCCTGTTATGAATATTTTCACGAGATAAGCTTTACTCCCAATATTTCGACTTAGTAAGGTTTTCTAAATCTTCAGATTTAATAGGATATGTATAATTGGTACAAGGGTAAATACCGTTCTTTACCTCCTCGACATACAGCTTAATTGCTAATTCAATTATAGATGACATACCGTCGTATCTTGTCTCAATACCGTACTTTTTTGTATCTCCGATTTCGTTAATATTTTTTTGATACAACTCAATAGCTTGAGGTATATAGCATTTAGCAAACCACGGGCGGAAGTTGAGATAAAACCCCGCTAGATCATGCATAATAATTAATTGTCCATCTACGTCTTTCCCAGCACCAATACCGAGCACAGGTATCTTTAATTTCTTTTGAATCTGCTCAGCAACCTCTGTAGGTACAGCTTCAAGCAAGATCATACAGCAACCCGCTTTCTCAATAGCTAGAGCGTCGAGAAGCATTGCTTCAAAGCTATCAACTGTTTTACCTTGTACACGATAACCACCAAAAGACACTGTACTTTGTGGTGTCAGACCTAAGTGACCAATTACTAATATACCAGCGTTAGAAATTGCTTTAATTTTATCAGCAACTCTTTCTCCGCCTTCAAGCTTTATTGCATCACAATTTGCCTCTTTCGCAAAGCGAATTGCATTATAAATTGCATCTTGTGTTGATGTTTCATACGAACCTTGTGGCATATCTCCTACGATAAACGTATTAGGTGCACCGCGCCTTGCTGCTTTTGCAAAACTTACCATTTCATCCATCGTTACAGGGTTAGTTGTCTGGTATCCCAATTCTACCATTCCACCTGAATCACCAACTAAAATCATATCGACACCGGCTTTCTCAGCGGCACTTGCAAAAGGATATGAATACGCAGTCACCCAAGTAATGGGTTCTTTGCTTTTTTTCATCTGTACGAAGTTAATAATGTTCTTTTTCATAAATTTTAATGTATCATTTCTTGCTCAAGCTCTTCGGTAGATAAGAATGGATACATATCCTGTAAGCTAGGTTGTATATTTTTACCTGTTATTTTATCTTTCTTAAGCATTAATGTTGGTACAATCTGTTGATCTTCTTTGCAAATTATTTCGCATATTATGGGTACCGTTGTACTTAAAATACATGAGATATTCTTCTTGAGATCAGAGTTTGTTTTAAGCTTAAAATAGCTCATCTCATACGTATTTGCAACTTTTTTAAGATCTGGAAACCATAAACCAGTCTTTGTATCGGTACCATATACTCTGCCACCATAAAATTTACTCTGTGTATTTTTTATGCTTAAATAGCCATTATTATTCCATACAAAAATAATTACTGGTAGATTTAAATTTTTGATTACTGCTAACTCCTGTATGTTAGTATTAAAGCTCCCATCGCCGGTTATAACAGCCACAGTTTTTGTTTTATCTGCTAGACTTACACCAATAGCCGCAGGCACGGCAAACCCCATATCGGCTTGTGCGCCTGATAGAATAAAGACTTGCTTCTTTTTTAACTTTAAATTCTGACATGGTACATAAATGGCGGATCCAGCGTCACAAACAATTGTAAGCTTAACGTCCATTGCTTTGTTTAATTCCTCCATGAATGTGTAGAGGTTAATACCATTCTTATCACACTCGTAGTCGGAAATATAAACCGGCCATTTCTTCTTCCATCTCTTACACTTTGTTAACCATTCTTTTTTATTCATTGTCAAAGAACTCCTTTAAATCTATATTATAAAATCTATCAATTTTAACTTTATTTTTATTAAACTCAGCTTTGTCTATATCAACAAGTACTTTAAATGATCTTGGTGAAAATTGACTTTCATCATAACCGGTATGAGAGCAATTTAATGATGATCCAAGAACGATTAATAAATCACAATTTTGTATTGCAAAATTACCGGCTCTACTACCTTTAATACCAATTGTGCCTATGTTTAGTGGGTGCTTATACTCAACAATATCAATACCGAGATATGTTGTAACAAAAGGAATCTGATTTTTATTAATAAAATTTAAAAATTGATTCTCGGTTTTACTGAGTGTTACACCATAACCCGCAAGAATAAGTGGTCGTTGATATTTTGACAAATATTTTTGAATATAAGATTTTTTTGACTTAACTTTAATCCTTTTAGGCGCAGCAAAAGTTTTATATTTCTTTGGTAACTCTGCGTGCTGGACATCACTAGGAATATCTAACCAGACAGGACCCATCCTTGCCTGACAAGCTAAATGAATAGCGTAATCTAATTCATACGGTACATCTTCAGCGCGTTCAATAACTTTTGCATATTTTGTAATCGACTTTACGGTTGAAATAATGTCATGCTCTTGTACACCATATTTTCTTATATTGGTATTATTTTCTCTATTAATAAAATTGCTTGTTTGTGCTAATTTAACATTACCTGATACAAATAAAATAGGTAAACTATCTTGCCATGCATCAAGAACAGATGTCACACAATTAGTTCCACCACATCCTGTTGTAGGATTAACAACAGCTAGTTGTTTTGTTACTTTACTCTCACCAACTGCAGCGTGCCCAGCGCCTTGTTCATGATGAGTACATATATACGTTATTTTTTGATTCTTAATAAAACCATCATTTAAACCAGCTGCACCGCCGCCCATAATACCATAAACATACTTTACGCCTATATCCGCTAGGCGTGTGGCGATATATTCTGCGACATTCATAGGTTTACCAAATAAAGGTATTCTTATAATACTCTACAACAGTATTAATTTCAACGTCAAATATTTTCTTCGCGGACCAACCAAGAGATCTTAGTTTTATATCATCGAGAGAATATCTTACGTCTTGACCTGGTCTATTATATGAAAAATCAATATAATCATCGGTATTAATATCTTTTCCATTAAAGTAAATTTCAAATACCTTATGTATAACATCAATATTTGTCAATTCAAAATTGCCTGATACGTTATATATTTCATTTTTACACTCGTTATCAATAATCGTCATAACTGCTTCTGCGGTATCATCGGCGTGTAACCAGGTTCTATATGATTCTCCTTTATTATGAAGAGGAATTCTCTTACCTAAATTAAGATATTTGATAGCTTTTGGGATTAATTTTTCAACATATTGACCGATACCATAATTATTAGTTGGACGAATAATATTATATGTAATACCGTGTGTACGGCACCACGCGACAATTAACATATCTGCTGCTGCCTTTGTTGCGGAATATGGATTACTCGGTTTAAGTAAATCAGTTTCTGCATGGGCACCTGTATCAATATCACCGTAAACTTCATCGGTACTAAAGTGTATCAGTGTAGGCTTTATTTTATTTTCTCCTCGGTAGTTTTTTACAAGTTCAAGAAGATTATGTACACCATCGATATTTGATCTAATAAACTCTTTGCTACTTACAATGCTATTACCAACGTGTGTCTCAGCAGCTGTATTGATAATATAATCACATTCATATAAAAATGTAAGATCTTGAATATCACACTGAATAAAAGAAAAATTTGGATAAGCTTTAAATTCAGGTAAAAGCGTTTTATTTGCAGCGTAGGTCATTTTATCGACTCCTTTTACGTACCATCCTCTTTCAAGGCATTTTCTCGTTACGTATGAACCTATAAAACCTAAACATCCAGTTATATAAACAATCTTCATCTTTAAAGTGTTATTATTTATATTATAAAATTAGCTTTTCAAGCCAAGTTTATTGGCTTTAATGAGTTGTATTCTCTCGTGATTATCAGTACCTGTAAAGTGTGCAAGAAAGTGATCTTCATTCCAAGGCACCATAATGCCTGTTCGATTATTATCATTTTTCCAAGTATCAGTCTCGACAAGAAACTCCGGTACACCGTTAAGATATTTGTGATCAAGTATATTAATAAAATTTCTATCACGATATTGTGAATGAATATGATTTAATGCTCCCTGATCTGCTACAATGAGCTCTAAATACATTTTACTAATTTGTAAAAAGTAATTAAAAAATTCTTGTGTCTTGGGTGTTTTTCTTGCAATAAAATTACCGGAGCTAAAACTTGCTTTGTGCATCCAATCGTAAGATGCTATATAACTTTCGTCACCTTTTATAAAATCTTCAATTTTATAGTCAAAGTTCGTTATAATTGAATCAGCATCCACCCACATAACACTTTCATAATGTCTTAGTAATTTAAAAGCGAGAACTGTACGCTGAAAGCCAATATGTCTCTCCTCGAGACCGCATTCAGCATCGCCTGGAAATGACCGTACTGACATAAAATCATAACCATGCTTAGCGGCATACTTTTGTTTTGACGGTATCGTTAAATCCAATACATCGTACATCGACTTATCACATCCTGTGAGTATTAATGTCTTCATTTCGATTCAGTAAAAAACTCGTTGACTTTGCTTTCGATATAATCTAACTGCACATCAGTTATAACTGGGCTTGTACCCATAAAGAATGTATCTGTTGTAATTTTTCTAGCTACCGGAAACTTTTCAATAACATCTTTATGATCCATTAAGCCTTGATATGCTGGTTGTAACATGATATTACCTGCGAAATACGGTCTTGTTTGAATTTTGTTATCTTCAAGATGGTTGACTATATCAAAACGCTTAAATGGTGCTCTATCACGAATAGTGAGTGCAAATGCAAACCAACTCGGATCTGCACCTGGTGTTGCTTCTGGTAACACAAAGTGCTCCTCATAGGGTTTAAAGATACTAACGAGCCTGGCGTGATTCTTCTTTCTCAAAGCTGCAATTTCAGGTAGCTTTTTCATTTGAACGAGACCCATAGCTGCTTGTACTTCAATAGGCTTTAAGTTGTACCCAATTTCATCGTATACATATTTGTGATCAAATATCTCATTAGGTAGTGACGGTAACCAGTTAGCAAATCTGCTCTTACATGATCCGTTTTTAAGCAGATTTGCCTTTTTACCAACACAATAACAACCACGACCCCACTCTCTAAAACTACGTATGACAATCTCCTGCATATGTGTATTACAGGCAATGAAACCTCCTTCTCCCATTGTCATGTGATGAGCAGGATAGAAGGAACAACTTGCCATCTCACCAAAACTACCAAGAGGTGCACCATTATATGTCGAACCAAGAGCATCGCAGCAGTCTTCAAGAAGAATTAAATTATACTGCTTAATAATTTTCATTAACTCATCCATGTTAGGTGGGTTACCGAGAACATGCGCAAAAGTTATTATCTTAGCACCTTGTTTTGCTAACTCTTCAACTTGCTCAATATTTAAATTAAGAGTATCGATATCAATATCTACAAATACAGGAGTAAATTCGCATTGAAAGATTGGATTTATTGTGGTTGGAAAGCCTGCAATTGGTGTAATTACTTTAGTGCCTTTTGGCAGGTTAAATAGTCGCTTTGATTTTAAAGCTGACATCATTATAAGATTAGAACTACTGCCGCTATTTGTTAAAATGCCGTAATCCTTGTTGAGGAGTTTAGGAAAAGCATGTTCAAAACTAATACCTTGCTGACCAAGCACTAACCAACCTGCTAGTAGCGTCTCAATCGACTTTACATATTCTTGTGAATCAAAATACGGACCTGCGTACTGAACCCAATCAGTACCAGGTGTCCAGGTTTTATTTTTTTGCTCTTCATCAATATACTCAGCAACTAGCTGTAGTATCTGCTCTTTCTTGGATGTCATTATGATATGATAATGTCAAATGCTTTTTTTTCAACTATTACTATCATCATTTTTACACTTTAAACAGTAATCATATATACCCATATTCCAGTCTCCAAGATTAGGTATATCCATAAGATTTGTGTACTTTACTATAAACTTTAATCTATCGTTTTGTTTAATGTCTTGCGTGCTATAGATATTATCGCGAACCTTTAATTCGTAAGGAGCCGGACTATATTCCCAGGCAAAATTACTTACGGAGTGATCATAAGCTTCTGCTCCGACAACATCGGCGTCGTGCATTTTCTTATTTACATAATCTGTAACTTTCCAAAAGTATTGCTTGACACCGACCCATCTTTTATCAAGCCATTGAAGATGTGCTATAAAGAGATGAGTTGGATCAATTACTGTCGAATTATTTGCAGAGGGTAAGTGTAACGAATGCATCTGTCTATACGGAAAAAGTCTTCTTTCCGGGTAACAACCGATTCTATCTGTTAAATTCTGTTTCCATGCACCGTCAACACGTAGTGTGTCTTTGCTCGCATATTGTACCCATTGTAGATAAAAAACAGTGTCAGGTGAATTATCGAGTGCGCTTTCTAATTGCTCTTTTGTTATTGAGCCGTCAAGATATTCGTCCGAATCTAAGCAAATTATTTTATTTGAAAATTTACGCGCTTCGTCATAAAGACTCTGTCTTACTTCAGATTCGTTTTTTAAAACGTTAAGAACATCGTCTTTAATATTAATTATTGAAAGTATATTATATTTTTCTTTATTTTCTTCTAAGAATTGTGCCGTATCATCAGTTGAATCGTCGTTTAGGAAAACAAAACCGTCAGCATATTTGCTCCAGACAGGTAATAGTTCATTAAGAAGGAAACACTCATTACGTGTCATCGTTATTTGTACGATCATATTTTTATATTTTAAAATAGAGTTTCTGTAATTCCACTTCATTCGTTGCTGGGTACAGAAAATTATTATGCTCTCCCCTGCGTACTAGCACCTCAAAGAAATATTTGTGCCAATCAATGAAATCCTGATTATGCTTTTCAGCAAACGTGCTCTGATTATATGTAAATTCTGGACATTGAGCGGAAGATCTATCTTCGTGTATAATATGAAACAAAGTTGGTGTTTTGTTTTGCATATACGTATCTGTATTCTTTAGTAACAAGGTAGCATAGTGTGTATCCCAATATACTACAGCGTACACGTATTCTGGAAAAAGCTCACGATTGTTTCTCCACCAATCTGTTTTAATTGTAAAAGTATCAAAACCTGATACTTGATAGTGACTATTTTTAACCGGTGTAGATGTAGGATCGTTGAGTTTAATAGAAAAATCTAGCCCGTCTATTTCACCTTCAATTGCTAATCTTGAACCAATATATGCCGTATGGTCATTCTCAAAAATCTCTTTAAAGAAATTTTGAGATGCCATAATATCGGAATTTATATAGCAAAAATAGTCATATCCAAGATCCGCAAGCCCATCAAACATATCACGCACAATAGGTAATTCTCTTGTACCGTTACATACATCTTTACTCGTCCGTTTTAAATAGCGAAGCGTTTTAAATGCTGAGTGTTCTGTCAGATCTTTACCATTTTCAAACTGAATATTATATAGATCAATATTATCAGGGTATTTCTGCTTACATTTTATTAAACTCTGTAAAGCTAAATCTTGTGCTTTATTCTGACCAAAAAGATTAGTACCAACAGCAATTTTTTTAGACATAGATAATACCTATACCTTTCTCATGATTGGCTTCATGTAAACACTCCTTATACCTTGTGTGCTTTGTCTTAATTTCATTCCATAAATGAAATACCCCACCCTCTTCGTTTTTACCGATATCGTGAAAGGCAATAATACCACCTTTGCGTACAAGTGGTCCATACATCTCATAATCCTTTTTTACACCATGGTAGGTATGATCTCCGTCTATAAAAAGAAAGTCAATCTCTTCACCTTTAAAAATATCTTTTGTTTTGTCGAGAGTTGATTGTTTCTGAGACGAATCTGGTATTAAATAAAGTTTAGTCTTATTTGCCTTTGCCCAAACTGGCCAAACATTTTTGTAATTACTCTCTTGTTTTTCGACACGCCAATCCTGAGGACCAACGAAATTTCTAACTGGTAAATCGATAGCTAATATCGTTGAACCTTCTTGACTGTAATGTATAAAGTGCTGAAGCGTCCAGCCGTATAGTGATCCAATCTCTATAACTTTAGAAGCGTTTAGCTCTTTATATTCAGCGAGTAATTCTTCAAATTCTTTGAAGTTTTGACTGTTTAGTTCATTTTCTGCTATAATCATTTTTAATTTTTTTGACGGTTTTAATTACTTGTTCTTTGCCGGTAGATTTAATGTCTTAAGCCGTGACGGTACAACATTTACATGATCACCATGCGTTTGCTTATATGTCATGTACATATTATATTTTCTATGTATACATATATTATTAGCTAATGTACTATAAATCAAATCAAGAATACGTATTGGCTTGAAGCGTGCATATGATTTTATATAATACGCGCGAGCTTTCGGCTCGTATGTGACGTTTAATAGTTGTTCGTTTAGTTCAGAATTAAGAAATTCTGCTATTGTTTCGATAAAAATCTTTGAATTTGAACAAATATCAAATGAGAGATATGAATATATTTTGCGTGAGTATTTATTCTTGTTTTGATATTCATATACACGTACACCACCATCACCGTCTAAGACTCCTCTAATAAATGCAATTTTTTCATCACGATTTAAGTGCTGGAAAAATTTTACCACGTTTAGTGTGTTACTTTTAGCAGGTGTTATACCTATGTTTAATAGATAATCATAAAAAGGTTTATATGACACACACCAAATTACTGTATTGTCTTTCTTATCTCGTATACTACCGCCATATTTTTTAAAGATTTGTTCAAGTGTATGGCGATCTTTGTTATTAAGTGTTATTTCAATACCATAATCATTTTTATGGAGATGACCGTCTGCAGATATTAGACCAAGTAGATAATAAAAATTATCGTCCTTATTATTGAGTATTGTTGTAATTTTTGGGTTGCGTTTTTTGTGTAGAGCTAAAACACGGCAATACTCAGGTCGCGCACAATATTTTCCTTTACCTTTTATTTTTTTACCGCACTCGTGACATTGATGGTCTACATATACCATGTATTTATTTATTGACATGACTATATTTTTTCTTTATATTTTTAACTATCTGTATAACCTCTTCTTTTGAGACTTGCGGGGCGTGATTCGGATAGTGACCGTGTTTACGTTTATAAATCTCGCGACCAGCCATGACTTTTTTCATCCACTCGGATTTATCATTTGCTATGACGGAATTTTCAATAGCCCCTGGGGCTTCTGTTAATAATTCGTGGCTATTTGCAAGATCTGCAAACCACCAAAAAGGTGGATGGAAACCAGCTTTAATTATATCATAAGTACTACATACGTGCTCCCAGCATTGATCATATTCTTCATTCATGAACCCTAGGTTTTGTATGAGTAGTCTTTTGGTAAAGAATGAGAACATAGCAACTGTATGCTCATATAGAGCAATCTTACAGTCCTTATAGTCGAGTATTAGTTTAGGATTCGGCTCTGTATTTTGATCAAGCAGGTGTCTGTTATGTAAATCGAAATTTTGTATTACTTGCTTGCGATTAAAAGGTGAGCCTGGCCCGTAATTAAAATGTTGTATACCTGATAACTTACATGCATTAATATATTGTTTAAATATTGTCTGGTCCAATATTAGCATATCATCTTCAATAAGAAAAAAATAATCACATTCGTTTGCTAGGAGCCAGCGAAGCGCCTTGTTCTTTGATTTTGCTACTCCTAGATTTACTTCATTTTGAATCCAAGCAACATGGCTAAAATCGTAATCTTTTCCAATAGAAGCAACTTCCTTACTCAAGGGAGTACCATCATTCACCACAATAAGCTCATCAATACCACATTCTTGCGGAAAAGAATCTAGTAACCCTTTGAGATATTGTGGTCTATTACAAGTTATTATTCCTACTCCTATTTTCTCAGACATGGCTTATTCATATATTTTAGCATAAATAATCTAAATGGCAATTATACCTACTAGTAGTAATACAACAAATATTGCAAATCTACCGCAATCACAGCTAGCAGTAGGTAGCGATCTTCTTATTCTTCAAACGTCTAACGGCACACAAGTTATTACATTTGATAATTTTAATGCTGTAAAGACTGATGTTTATGGTAATGCTACAGTTATAGGTAACTTAACAGCATATGGTAATACCACTCTTGGATCGGTTAATACTGTATCTATTACCGCTTCTAACTATAGTACTGCATATGGTTCAGGTATTACACTCGCGAAAGATTACTATGATAATTTTACAATACAAAATGGTATTATATTAAGTGCAAATTTAACTAGTTTGGATTATATTAATAATCCGTTATATATTGCAGTCTCAGGTTCATTAGTATCGCTTTCGGCAACAACAACGGGATTAACAAATACATTATATTCACAGCTAACAACGGTATCAGCTAGTCAATATACTACATCGTATAATTTATCAACTAACTTATATTCAACAATATTATCATTATCCTCACCAGCAGGATTTAATGGTGTTTTAAGTGCAGGTAATAATATATCGCTCGTCAATAGTAATAATCAGTTAACAGTGAATGCTGTTGGTCCAGGTGTTGCAAAAGCATGGGGAGTTTTTGGTATTACTACTCCACCAGCGGTCGGTGCGATTGTACCGCTTTCAGGTTCATATAATGTTACATCCGTAACATATTTAGGTACCGGTGCTTATACGGTCAATATTCCAGCTGGAATATTAAATGGACCTTATGCAATTTCACTTGTATCAAGTAGTGCAGCAGGTGGTAATAATCCTTCATTATCAGCTGCACAACCGTCATTTACTCCACCTGCAAATTACACACCTACTTCATTTACGATAACAAATGGCTCTGGATCTACTAAAGCAGATCCTGGTTTTCTATCGTTTATTGTCTATAGTTTCTAAAACCGAGAATGAAATAACAAAGCTTTAGCTATTTGCTGAAGTGCAACAGATGGCTTCATACCATGCTCTTCTGTAAGACGTTTATGTTCTTGTTTGAACATTTTAATAAAATCTTCAGATAAAGCTAACTTACGTGGGTAGAATACTCTATTCGTTGTCTTAAATGACTTAACGTCCAACTGTTCTAACAATACATCACACTCTTCATTAAAGCTTTTCTTCACCTAAGTATTTATCAGGTAAGATGATGTTATTCTTAAACTTATTAAACTCATCCTCATCAATCTTTGCATCTTTCTGATCACCCATTAATCTCTCAATCATTGCAAGGTTATCATTATTAAGAATACTTGTTTCTTCATCAATAAGTGTACCGTCAGCATTAAGATAGAGCTTAATCATCTCAATGCGCTCTTCAGGTGTCCCGAATATTTCTATAATAGGTGGACGATCCTCTTTAGGAAAGAAAATAGAAGCGTTTGTTGTTGTAAGTTGATAGGAAATAGCTTTAAAAATATTATCTATCTCTTTAATGTAATTATAATCTACCTCTCTATTTTCTCTTGGAATAGGTACAATAGGAGCTGCCTTAGTAATTGGAATATAAAATATAATATCAATCTTATGCATACTCTCTTGTACAAGAGGAATACATTTCTTAATAAACTCACCGTCAATATCGGTTAAGCCTTTTTCTTCAGCCCAAAGTGAATAAACAATATTATCTAATGGACAGCGATCAAAAATAACCTTATCACCTGCTTCATATTTCTGAACATCATCAATTAAGCAGTTTAAAATATCCCATTGTGAGTTTTTTGTAGTTTCTTTATTAATTGGTAGCTTGTTTTCTTTTACAGCCTTGCGATAACCTGACTCATGAGCCGTATAATTAGGCCATGTTTTTAAAATATCGTTAACTAATGTTGTTTTACCTTGACAACCTGCTCCTACAATTGCAATTCTCATGTTGGATTACTTATTACTTAGTCTTGAAACATCAAACACCTGTTGCACGATCCCATGCGCTAATATGTAAGCGAGATAATCCACGGTAACCATATTTTTTTGCCATTTCAAGTACAAAGCGTGTCCTTTCATGATAATTTTCCTGACTGTCTAGACCCGGCATTACACAAATTTTATCTGCTGATATATTAAAAGGTGATATAAAATCATTTTTTATTTCATTAAAGTCGTCTTCTGTACTTACAACAAACTTAAAAGAATAATTATTATGCTGCATAATACGGTTAAGTGCTTCTGGTACAATCCGTCGATCTCTCTCCATACCAGAATTCGCAAGTTTTACAGAACAGTTAATTTGATTTAAATGATTAAAAAGTTCGTCATTAATATAAATTGTACCGTTAGTCTCGATTTCACTATACGAATCCAGTGCGTGATATTTTAATTTAAACATATCAAGAAAACTAGAAATTGCTTTTTGGTGTTTAGGTATTGTTGGCTCACCACCGGTCCATATCATGTGAATCCTACCTGTTTTAATCCAATCAAGAATACCTTGATTATCCCATGAATTAATAAGATCAATAAAAGGAGTATGTGATCCTTTAAGCCAAACAGGAGCCGAGTCACACGTCCATGTTGCAGCTCCCTGTTGATGTAGATCACCTACAATATCACCGCCAGGAACGTATCCCTCAATTTCGTTTACCTGTCTTTTAAGCTCGACTATTGCTTTTCCGCTAAAACCACAAGCAAGATTACAGTTTTTTAATCTAATAAAGTATGCCGGTACGCCCGTACTAATGCCCTCGCACTGTACTGAATAAAAATGTTCTGATAGTTCAAAAGTGTTATTTTCGCTCATTAATTATTATTATATAATAGTATTATTATTTTTCAACTATTAAAGCATATTACATTTAAATACGTTTAAAATAATTTATATATATATATATAAATCTGATTAAATAATTGTAGATGAAAAAAGTCAAACGGGTGGCTAAAAAAGCCCCAAACGTTGTCACATCTAAGACTACCGGTAATATGGAAGTCAAAGATAATTCACCATATGTAGCCCAAAGAGAAAAAATTAAATTTGATCTCTCAATCCGTGAACTTCCATGGACAGATAAACAAAAAGAGATTATAAAACTCTTTCTTGATAAAAAAACAAAGTTAATGATCCTTAAAGGACCTGCTGGTACCTCTAAGACCATTTTATCAATGTATCTAGGGTTACAGCTTCTCAATATGAGAAAAGTATCGGATATTGTACTAGTAAGATCTGCTGTTGAAAGTTCTGATTCAAAGCTTGGCTTCTTACCAGGTGATATTATGGAAAAATTTGGTGTTTATCTTACACCGTTTAATGAAAAGTTTAATGAATTAATTGCAGAGTCTCAAATTAAAAAACTTGAAGATGATAATAGAATAGCAATTTGTCCGATTAACTTTGCGCGTGGTTTACACTTTTCTGTTAAGTTTGTATGCTGCGATGAGTCACAAAATTTGACTCTACGTGAAATTCAAACATTAATGACTAGAATGGGTGAATTTAGCAAAATGATTGTATGTGGTGATCCTGATCAAAGTGATCTACCTTATGGTAAATCAGGATTTAATACAGTATTTAATGCATTTAATAATGATGATGCAAAGGATCATGGTATACAGTGTGTAGAGTTAACAGAAGATCATATTGTAAGATCTGAACTCTGTAAGTATGTAACTCATACCTTTAAAACTATCTTACCACCTGTAACAGATACTAGAGCTCATTAAGAGCTCTAAGCTCTTCAATAGCTTTCAGTACGTTATCCTGAGCTGCCTGTAAGTCAGCATTAGTTTGTGATTGTAGAGTGAGTGTAGATGGAGCAACTGGTACTGATTGACTATCTTGTTGTAATCCAATTTCTTGTGCTACCTTACGTAAAGATGCAGCTAAACTCATAGTTAATTCATCATTACCATCACGCTCTATTAAGCTGCTTGGATTAAACCCTACACTACTTATACCATTAATATTTAAACTACCTTTTGGTTGTACTTGATTATTGTATATACCTTCAAGCTTTGAGGTATTACTGTTTAATGTATTCTCTGTAACTGGTTTATTAGGTTTAATAAAATCAGATATCTCACCGCCATATAATTGCTGATAATGTTCAGCATTCATTTTTAAACTCCCCAGCTTGTACCACCAAACGGATTTGACCAGCCGGTTGTAACTTTATTGCCAACCGCAGCTCCACGTGATGGTGGTTCAGGTGTATGTGCTGTTACTGGTGCAGATAACGGTGTCGGATCTGGTAATGTTTGTGTACTAACTGCGTCAGCTGCGTCAGTAATTACAGGTGTCTCAGCAACCGTATAACTAATCGGTGTAGGCTTTGAGTAAATTGCAGAATTAGCTTCATGCTCATATACTTCAACTTTCTCTACCCAGCATCTATCACCGTACTTTTCAGTAATAAATGTTGAAGCTGTATTAAAACACCATTCTGCTGTCTTTTCGATACCGACACCAGACATAATGCGTAGATCACAACCACCTTTTTCGTGTAATGATTTAAACTCTTCAAGTAAAGGATCATTCTCAGCAATACAGAGTGTATGATCAAATTGATTGTTAAGAATTGCTTTTAATTCTTTTAAATCACCAAAATCAACAATCCAGTTGTTAGTATCTAATGATGAAGCTCCGAAATAGAATTTTGCCTTTAATTGATAACCGTGTAAAAGATGACAATGACTGTGAGTAGCTCCAAATTGTCTAAATGCACATGATCCAAGTTCGATAAGTTTAGTGCTCTGATAATTGCTCATATATTAATATTATAGAATAATTAGAATGAATATCAACTCTGAATGATAGGAATAAAAATATATAGAGGTAGTCTTTTTTCTTTTCCTCTTCTCCGTCCCTTCTTTCTTACTATCCTTTCAGTATTACTTATTGTAGCAAAAAAATAATCAACTGCTTAGCTCAAAGTTTTTAATAACCTACTTATATTTTGATCAAAACTTTCATTAAAATGTACAGCAGCTATACGCTTTTGAGCCATCTTTTTTGATTTTGATTTACCAGGTAAACACTTCTTATCACCGACTTTTTTACAAACTTTAAATCCACCCTTTGTCTTATGAATGTTATACGGCATATATTTTAAAAATTATTTAAAAAATTAGGTAGATATTTTTCCATTACACTCAAAGTAAGTGATTCATTTGATTGTACAGCAGGTGTTATACCTTGAGATTTTTGCCAAGCTGTTGTAATTTGTTTTTGATTTTTTACTTTGATATATTGCTTAGTCTTCGGATCTATAAACTTCCAGCCGTCTTTACCGTAAATATAAGATTTTGTTTTATCTTTTGTTGCAAAGCGTGTTTGACCTGATACAGGGTTGCCTTCTGCAGTTCTAGCATTTATACCTGTATTAACAGCTGTTGATGGTGGCTTTGTTGTAGGCTCTTCAGAAAATGTATCGGTTGTTGAAGCCGGGCTTGATTTACCATAAAAATCACCTATAACCTGATCATAAAGCTCAGGTGTGATACCGCTTTTTAAAAGTGAAGTATGTAATTCATTATATGATTTTGATCTTTGTATTAACTGCTTTTGATTATCATTTAACTTAAATTTATCATTTTTATAATTTGTCAAAAATTCTTTAATCTTATCAAGATTTGTTTTCTTTACATCACTGAGATCTGTGTTAATATCCCAATAACCTCTTTGATCATTATAATGTAAACCAATTTGTTTTGGCCAATCAGATTGTGTCTGAACTTGTTTATTTTTACTATAATAATAAACGTTATTATAACCGTGACCCTCATCAGTAAATCTAATTTCATCAACATCGGCTTTTAAAGGTTGTGGACTAGGCTTATTAGGATCCTTAATGAAAACGGTATACACTCTGCCATTTGGAGTGTTTTGTGTTTTATTGATCTCTCGGGGTAAGACTTGATCTGATAAAAATTTCAAATCTATATTTACTTTACTTCCATTTTTAGGGTCACCTTGCGGCCGTTCAAGTTTTTTCAAAATATCAGCCTCTCTCTTACCCTTTATTTCTTGTGCTTTATTATTTGCCCATTGACCTACTGATTTTAATTTACTGCCTGCTGATTTAAGATCAGCACCTAGGTGCTCACCACCTACAATAGTACCTGCAACATTAGCAGCAGTACCTGCAACATTAGCTGCTACTGATGTAGCTTTTGCAACTGCTTGTGCTCCTTGTTTTAAAAATTGTCCTATACCTTCATTAACAGGTGTTGGTCCTTCACTAGCTATAAAATCTCTATAAAGAATCTTTACATCATCATCTGTATAGCCAGTCTGTTTTAATATTGATTCAACTTGTTCAACTGTATTAGCTCTAGATAATTGATCACCGAGACCGGAGTCTAAACTAACACGATGTTTATTTAAAACAAACTCAATAAATGCACCTACAACATCGAAACCATCATCAATATCTTCAAGCTGATCACCCGGTACTTCCATAACTGACATATCCGCTGCTTCACCAGGTGCTACAACAAGAACTTTATAATTTTCACCACATTCTGCTAAGATATAACCTTCATAACCATCACAACCCGTAAGATCTGATACTTTATGTACAAGACTAGGATCTACCTTAATACGTACTCTCTTAAGAGCTGTTGATTGAAGGCTTTGTTCAATGATTAAATTATATTTCACCATGAATATTTATAGTTGAACACTACTTTAATAATTCAACACGATCATCACGCAACCAATATACAATTACATTTTTACTAATTTTTTTAGCTATATTTAATTTATATTGATCATGCCTATAAGATTCAAATTTTGTCATACTATTTGTCTTAAACCATGTCGCAGAGCTGTTTGGATCAGCTGATGCCTCATTGATTGTCCAGTGAAAAGGACCGTTGTATTCTAATATTAGATCAATTTCTTTAGTTTTATTGCCAATAACAACAAGATCAAACATAATATGTTTTTGTTTTTCTGCATCAAAATAAACATACTCTTTATTATTAATACCACCTCTAGCAAAATAACAACATCTTTCATCAATGTTATTTTGCTTAATATATTTTTTAATATAATCATAAGCCATTTTTGAAAAACGTGGTTGAATTCCGAGTGTATTGGATGTACTATATCTTTTTAATAAAGTTTCACGTCGCTGCCTTATTACACTTGGATTTCGACAAGCAATTTTCATTTTACTAGTACGTGCGAAATATTCATTAGCATTTGTAGCCCACTTACCACATACTTTTTTTCTCAATAATCTTTGATTTATATCACTCATTTGATTTGTTGAATGTATTACTCTTATTTCTCTTAATCTCTGTGCCTCATCAATACCATGTATCTGTTCATAGGTTTTGCCTCGGGTATGGTTACCTCTCATTATTTTTAAATTATCATTAATTAAACTGCCTTCGATATTCCATTTATCTTTATACTCCCGAATAGTTAAATTGTGTTTTCTAAGATGTGTATTGTTTAAAAATTTAAATTCTCTACCGCACTCATAACATTTAATAACATTCATATAATATTATATATGCTGTCAGCACCATCTTTTTGCGAAAAATATTTTACATGAAAAGTTGAATTTTTAATAAAATATACTAATATAATGCATATGACTGAACTAAAAAATTCAAATAGTAATGTAGTATTAACAGAAGCAGAAATGAAAAAGCGTGTCGAAGCAGCTTCGAAGCATTTTGGTAAATTTATGAATACATTAGGATTTGATTATGAATCTGATCCGAACGCTATCGATACACCACGCAGAGTTGCAAAGGCATATATGTATGATATTTGTCAAGGATGTTTTACACCGCCACCTAAAATTACTGCATTTGATAATGTTGATAAGTATGACGGTATGGTATGTCAGAATAATATTAAATTGACTAGTCTTTGTGCTCATCACTGGTTACCCTTTACAGGATATGCGCATGTTGCATATATTCCCCGTGCAGATGGTAAGGTTATTGGTTTAAGTAAGCTCAATAGAATTGTAGATTGGTTTGCTCGGCGACCACAGGTTCAGGAGAATTTGACAAATCAAATAGCTAGTTTTATTGATAGTGTTTGTGAGAACAATGCCGGTGTAGCAGTTATGATAGAAGCTAAGCATACATGTTGTTCAAACCGTGGTATTAAACATGACTCAACAATGAGAACCGCGAGAATGTCAGGTGCATTTTTAGAAAATGGTGACAGCTCACGAGCTGAATTTTATAAATTTATTGAGTTTGCTCAAAATAGAAATTTATTTTAATCAATCTCTATTAACGTCAATAAGAGCATTAATTTGCTTCACAAAAGGTTCACCTATTAAAACAGGTTGATCATTTTGACTACGATCAGCAAGGCTAAACACTATATTATTATAGTGTTTTCCTTTTAATACAAAGGAAAGCCTAACAGTAGGCCTATTTTCAATATTACCACTACCAATATTAATATCAATACTACCATCACAAGGTAGGGTTAATTGTTTATTATTAACTGTTGTAAACGTACATGTACCATTATCGTGATGCTTAATATTAACACCTAAAAAGACATTGTAGGCTTCATTACCGCTATCAATTTTTGCATCAACAACGCCAATACCTTTTATATCTATTGGCTCCACAACTCTCAGTATGGGTCTTTCTTCATCTTCAGCCTTCATGCAGTTATTAACCATATGATCACCTTTTTTCTTCATTCCGTGTTTAACATAACCTTTCCAGCAATGTTTTTCAATAAATTGTTTAAAAGTTAACATTTCCATCTCCTTCTTGCTGCACATCCGCGTGTTTCTTTACCAGCACATCCACCAGCTGGAATCCAAGCACTACTTCTAGCACAAAAACTCTTTCTACGTTTGGAAGCCTTACTACCATTTTTAACTTTACCTGTAACCGGTGCCTTAAGATGTGAACCTGTAGCACGGTTGTATTTAGCTCTTCCCTTAGCAGTCAATCCACCACCTCTATTAACAGGTAATTTTTCACCACGCTTAATAGATAGGCTTGGAGCTGCTTTCTCGTTTAATACTTCATTAAAACGTGTTTCGAATAAGCACTGCATATCAATATTTATGTTTATATAGCGTCAAAAGAATAAATAATTGTATATGTTCGCCAAAGACTTTGATCTTCTTAATAAGATTTATAATAAAGATATCTTTATAAAAGAAAACTACGGAGCTGAAGTCGATGGCAGTCCATTTAAGCCATATGAGGCAGCAGAAACAATTTTACCAAGAAAAGGTGCACCTATAAGAAAGTGTAATAAGATTGCCTGTCGACCTGAAGATGAGGAAGATGAAATAGTTCTTGCTAAGAAACCAGCAATTAGTGGTTATAATAAGCAGAATGACGAAATCATTGATAGTAGAAACTCAAATGAAACAAATGCATATATGGCAAAACAAGAGCTATATAAAATCGTAAAGATGGCTGCAATGTTACATGATATTATTAATGATGAAGAAGAACTTTCAGCATGGATTGCAGCTAAAATTACACAATCTTCAGATGATTTAGATGCTGTTTTTGGTTATAAAGAATACGAACAATTTAGAGATCAAATTGAAAATGATGTAAAAATTGAAGAAGGGTCTGAAAAAGACCTCTATGATAGTATATCCAACGGTGGTACAAATTTACTTAAAACAATTAAAGGTAATATTCGTAATGAGTCTCGTGAAAATATTGAGAAAGTACTTTACGAAGTAATTAGTGCTTTAGAATCGAAATAAACTTATTAACATCAACAGCTGACGGTATAAGCTGACTAATAAGCTGTTTATTATTATCTGCAATTGCTTGTCTAAGTGTTGTTGCAGAAATGTCTTCACTACCAGCTTGTGATGCATGAATAATTGGTGGTACGCCTACATGTACACCAGCTGGTAACTTCTCAGGATTCTTGTCAAAGTAATTAACAAATTTGTAAGAACGTTCTTCATCACCACCCTTATCAGAGGCACCGATACCAACTATTAGATCATTATTGATTTTCATGCGCGGATCAATTAAAAAATCAAACGCTGCCTGCATAGGATTATTGCTAATAGATCTTTCAACACTTACCTTTGGCAATTTATTGACACCGTAAAGAGATAAAATCTCTAGAGATTGCTCACGGGTAATCCCTTCACGCTCTTTAGGACCTACAAGTACAATAACTTTCTCAACTTGCGGCATATCACTATATCCTTTTATTAAATTATAATGACCGAGTGTTGGTGGTTTAAATCCACCTGGCAATAAAATTAGATATTTTTTATTACTATCTAATGATTCTAAAATAAAATTTATATATCGATCAAATTTCATTTATATGAATTTCCGTAGCTCGGTGCACCTGCTTCTCCACCATTTACACCATATGGTGTATTTGCAAGACTATTGCCACCGTTTGGTAGAATAGGATTTTGATAACTCTTTGTTTGAACTCCACTTATCTCATCCTCATCATCCTGTTGAGCAAATTTACCAGTTTCTTTACCTACAATAAATTCACCTGTAAATTTAACCGGCTGACCAACAGGCTTACCTCTGTAAACTAAATTACGAACTACTATACCTTCATGAGCCGCTACATCACCAATATCAGATTTTAATGCACTCTTGAGAATCTGACCCATAAGAAGCGTTGAACGCAAAAATACAGCACCGCTAATTGAATCTTTAACCATTACATCATTATTATCCTTTATGACAGTATTGAGCGGAACTCTATTAATAACATTATTATAGTTTTCTAAACCTAATGGACTAATACGTTTATTATTAGCGAGAACAATAGTTTTACCTGATGGATTATTACATTCACGTAACCATGCATCTAATCTCTTTGTAACTGCATGATCTGGAGTATACATTACAGTCAATTCTGAATTAAGAGCAGGGCTAAAATCTACTGTTTCAATATCTTCATTGAGTTCCGCAGGTATTGTGCCATATAAATCAAACCCGCTCTGCTTAGCAATTGGCTTGACTTTCTTAATAATATCTTCTAAAACTGCTCTATTATATGATACTTCTTTCTTATTTCGTGTCTTTAAATCAACTTGATTGACTCCATGTATAGCTAAGAAATTTTTATCATAACCAACAACATTAGTCTGACCATAGACATACTCCATGTTAAAAAACTTTTGATTATCTTTATCAAAAAATCGTAATTTCTTAAGATCATTCTGTATGGAAGGCAAAGCTGTATTAAAAATATTTAAAACAAGTGCACTCGCTTCAATTAAGCCGTGTGGCTTGCTAGGATCAGTTTTATTAATAAAACGCTTACCTAGGTTATCGATTGTAACACCTTTAATATCTTCTACATTAGTCTTAGCACCGCGATCAACACCAAACTGCATCTCACCATTTGCGTCGTAGGCGATTGTACCGTCTAAATTTCTTGCTATCTTAATCGAAATGTTAACACCATCAATTTTTACAGCGGGTTGCTCAGATTGAATTGCTTTTACCGCTTCATCAAAAATATTAATTAAATCCTTACCAGTCTTAACACCTTGTACATCAAAAGGGTGAATCATATGACCACCTGCACCACCTTCAGTTATAATAGTATATTTTGTATATGGCATAGGTACATATCTGCCTAGGCTAGTACTCTCATAAACATCTTTTAAGCTCTTATACATATAAATTATCTATTCGAAGGGTTGCGTGTATTAATAATAGATTCAACATATTTTAATTTATTAATAAAATTTGAAGTATTAATTGATTCAACATATGCATTATAATTAGGATTATCCAATCTTTCAGCATTATCACCTGACATTTCATACTGCTTAAGCGTTGCAGTTATTGCTTTTTGAACATCAAATGCATTTTCTTCAGTAACCGGTGTACGATAAAGCTCATCAAGAGCACCAGCAGGAAAATTCATAGCTGTAGCTTTTACAAGTAATCTTACTATATCTACGTATCCTTCGGGAGCTACAGGAATTTGTTGCTTATCTCCAGTAGCTGCAGGAGTTGGTTGTGCATTTGGATCTGGCGCTGTAGCATCGTTAGAAGCTGTATCAGCGTCTGCTTCATGTAGCATTGAAAAGTGCTTATTAATAGTTTCGACAAACCTCATACCATTATTTATGGTTTTACGTAAATAGAAGCTGTCTTGTCTTTAATCTATCAAAATATTCTTTACTTAAAAATGTAAGCTTATTTTGTATTGCAAAAACATGTATCTTACTAAATGTAAATTTATCTGTATTAATGCCGTCCATGTACATCTTTATTTGCATTAATGTATCTATTCCCTCACCGCTACGGTTATCAATATAACTTTTTAAATCTGTAAATGTTACGTTACCGCAATAAATTCGAATAGGTAAAAGCTTTGTAAGCCTTTGAATAATTTTTGACACTATTTTGTTGATTTCATCTTTACCGTAAAATTTATGTAACTTAGAGTTGAGACTGTTTAACACAAAATAAAATACAAACGGCTGTTTTTGCTTCTTATTAATTAATAGTTCACAAATTGTAAAGATTGTATGATGGAGAATTAATCTCTTAATATTCGGTGTTATTTTACTATCATTATCTAACCCAAAGCTATTCAAATCTTTTAATACAGCACTGCTTATACTCGACATTATAACATCAAAATCGATAAGCTTAAAATTATACTGTACAGGTGATAGTACCACAAATTAAAGTATAACTTATAAAAAATGTTAAATCAATTTTTATTCATTAATGCTAACTCTGCTTTTGGAGCCTTACCGATGCGAACATTAATAATACCGTTGTAATATTTGTCACTTAATAGTACGTTTTGATCTAACTGTTCTTTTATTTCATAATAAGCAAGCGCCCATTTTGAATTACAGGTTTTAATTATTTTAAAAATAAATTTATCTTTACCGTACTTTTGAATATCTTCATTTAACTCATTAGAAGAGCTCGTATATAATTTCCAATCTGACTCCTTATGATCAATTCGATTCCTTGTCTTACCTTTAAGCGGCTTACGCTTAATACGACTTGTACATTGTTTTTTGCCAATATACTTCTTATTAAGAATAGTGTTTGTAATTTCATATATAAAGCCAAAAGTACTATCTTCTATTAACATCCCTTCGTTTAAAATCCAATGACCTACATTCATGTAGATAATTATTACATTCCCGACAAATATATACTTCTACGCTGAATAGGTATCTTTATTTTAGGTTTTCTCTTACCTTTACCGGTTCTTACAACTTTTGCTCCAATTGGTTTTGCAATACGGGCATCACCGGGATTGTATCCCTTATCGTTATTTGCAGGAAATTGATTACCTGTACTACCAGCTGGTTGTCCATTAGGTCCGCCCATTACAGTAGACGCGAGGTTACCCTCTGTCTCTGCTAATAACTGTGTTACTAATTTGTTAAACTTGCTCATTGATTTTTTATTGCCTTATATTATACTTATAGTTAATGCTCGAAGATTACATCAAAGAACTTGAACAAGATTTACGGATTGATGATCTTAATTTAAAAGATTATCAAATGCGTCTTCCCTCTATTAAGCACAAGTGGTCTGGCAGATTAATTAGATTAAAATCCACTATATATTCGTTAAGGAAACAAAAAGAAACAACTAAAACCAGCATAATGGCAGAAATTGACGCTACAAGCCCAGTTAAACTAACAAGCCCTGTAATCTCTTCAAACGCCGAAAGACACAGTAGAGTACAAGAATTGACTAATAAAATTACCGAATCTGAACTTCTTGTAGAGTTACTTGAAAAAGCCGAAAAAACCCTTAATAGCTGTACTTTTGATGTAAGAAATATAATTGAGATTATGAAGATGGAGACAATGTGATGATTGAGTTTACTTACGATTCAAAAAAGAAAGTCGGTATTTTATCAGGTGATCTCTTTAATGATATTCGTGAGCATTTTTCAGTAAAAAACGAAGCTGCAGTGTTTATGCGCAGATACGGTAAATTCATGCCACCACGTACATATGCAATTACTCCCACAGGAAGATTTGATCCTTGTTTGTATTTTGCAATAAAAGATTATATCAAGACATGTCAATATGTTGGGGATGTTACGAGCAGTCGTGAGTTACAAGAGCAAATTTACCCTGCAAGACACACTTGGCATCAACAGCTTGATTTTACACATGATATACATCCTCTCAAACTGCCTCTACGTGACTATCAGGAAGATATTGTCAAGCGATGTGTCTCTTTAGGTCGCGGAACAGTGATTTTAGCAACGGCTGGCGGTAAAACACTAACTTCTGCATCACTCGTTACTCAGATCTATAACCTGTATAGATCATCGTATAACAAAGGGAGCTTCAAGGCTCTCTTTGTTGTTCCTGATAGAGGACTAGTAGAGCAGACTACACAAGATTTCATTGACTATCAAGTGCCTTTTAGTGTTTCCAAGTGGACTGGTGACGATGAGGTAAATCATGATTCAAATGTCGTTATAGCAAATTTAGGTATACTTCAAAGCAAAAACAGTGATTTATCATGGATTGCCGATATTGATGTTTTAATTGTAGACGAAGTGCATAAAATACGGAAAGGTAACAAAATTAATGATATTTTTAAAATTGTTAAAACTCCGTTTAGATTTGGTTTTACAGGTACAATGCCTGAAGAGCAAGTTGATCAATGGAATATAATTGGTAAAATTGGACCTATAATTTACGAAAAAAATAGTCATGATTTACGACAAGATAACTTTATAAGCAATGTTCAAGTACATATATTAAATCTCATTCATAAGCACGAAGTAACAACTAAACGCGATAAAAATTCATATAGAGAGGAAATAAAAAAATTAATTGAGAGCTCATTCAGAAACAATATTATTGCAAAAATAAGCGAAAAACTTAAAAATAACTCACTTATTTTGGTCGATTACATAGTTCATGGAGAATTACTTTTTAACATTTTAAAAGAGAGATTACCTGATAAGCAAGTATTTTTCGTTAGAGGTGACGTAGAGATTGCCGAAAGAGATAACATTAGAAAGCTTATAGAAAATAATAAAGATGTCGTTGTTGTAGCTATTTCCAAGATTTTCTCAACAGGCATTAATATTAAAAATTTACACTATATAATCTTTGCATGTGGTGGTAAGGCTAAAATAAAAATCGTCCAGTCAATCGGCCGAGGTCTACGGTTGCATAAGGATAAAACAGAGCTTATAATATTTGACATAGCTGATAGTCTGCATTACAGCAATTTACACTCTCTTAAAAGAAAACAACTTTATGAAAAAGAACACATCACCTTTACAGAAAAAGACATTCAAGAAAATTAAATCTAAATCTGAAGATACAGTTTCTGAAATAATAAAAGAAGTAATTTCTGATGTAACTCAGGAAGAAATTTTTGGTGAAATTGGTGAAATTGAACTTGATAAAGCTTTAGCTACACTACCTAAAGAGGTTCTTCCAGAAAAGAAAATTAAACCAAAAGATAAGGTACACTATGTTAATAGTAGAGAGTTTGAAGATAGAATTAAGGTATTCTATACTACTGGTAATATCTCATATGAGCTTGGAGACAGTCTTAATAAAATTGCAAATGGTTTATCTTACGCACCAAATTTTATAAATTATTCATATAAAGATGAAATGGTTGGTGATGCAATTGTAAAAATGTTCTCAGCTTTACGTAACAAGAAATTTAAAATTGATTCAGGATTTAGTCCATTTTCTTACTTTACAACAATAGCTTTCCATGCATTTATTAACCGCATTAAGAAGGAAAAGAAGCACCATGAAGTTATTAATGAGTATAAAGAGAAAGTATATAATGACTTAATGCTTGATGCTAATGAATCTGGAAATGGTTATATCTACGTCGAACCAACAGGTGACGACGATAATGACGAATGAGTTTAGACATTAATATTAATCAGCCAAGGGTTGCTATATTTTCTGACTTACACCTCGGCGTACATCAAGATTCTATTGTATGGCATGAAACAGCTCTGCAATGGTGTGATTGGTTTATAGAAGATATAAAATCAAAAAACATTACAGATGTTTTGTTTTTGGGTGATTTCTTTCACTATCGTAGTGATATTTCAGTTTCTACGTTACATATTGCTTCACAAATTTTAAAAAAACTTGAACCATTTAATAAAGTATTTGTTGTAGGTAATCACGACTCATACTACAAGGACCGATCTGATGTAAATTCACTATCAATCTTAAGTGGTAGAAAGAATTTAACAGTCATTGATGCGACCACTGTAACAACACTTTTTGGTAAGAGTGTAGCATTTTTACCCTGGCATGCTGATATTACAGATCTTAAGAAAGTTGATATTATGTTTGGTCATTTAGAGATTGAAAGTTTTAAAATGAACAGCTATAAGACATGTGATCATGGAACCAAATCAGCTGACTTACTTTCTAAAGCAAAACTCGTAATGACAGGTCATTTTCATCTTAGAGATGAAAGAGAGTATAAGAATGGAAAAATTGTCTATGTAGGTAATCCTTTTGAAATGGACTTTGGTGATACAGGTAGTACAAAAGGCTATTATATTTTAGATTTTTCAACGTTAGAATACGAATTTTATGAAAATAAAATATCACCTAAGCATAAAAAAATCTCACTTACAGAACTTACTAATCAAAAAAATCTTAGTAGCGCAGACGTTAATAAAATAATTAACAATAATATTATTAAACTTGTAATTGATTCAAATACTGCAAAAAGTGATAATATTGATGCGCTTATTAAAAAAATGAACACGTTTAATCCATTTTCGTTTTCCGTTGATTATTCTTTGTATAACAACTCAATTAGTGTTGATGATCAAGGCTATGAAGCAACAGGTGTTGATATGCAAAAGACAATTGAAGAATTTGTAAACGTACTGGATATTGAAAATAAGACAGACATAATCACATATTGCTTAGATTTATATAAACGTGCAGTCAATATATGAAATATATTAATTTTAATAATGTAAAGATACAAAATTTTTTATCTGTAGGTAACATTCCGGTTGAAGTAGACTTCAAGCGAGGCTTACACATCATAACAGGTGTTAATAAAGATAAAGAAGACCGTAGAAATGGTGTTGGTAAGAGTACTATTGCCGATGCAATTTACTTTGCTGTTTTTGGTGAGACATTACGTGATCTTAAGAAAGAACACATTATTAATAATGTCAATAGAAAGAATTGCGAGGTAACAATTGATGTCACTATAAAGCTGTTTGATAAGGTTGAAAATATTATTATACGTCGAACTCTCGAACCATCCAAGTGTTATATTACTATTGACGGTGAAGATAAGACAAGAGACAGTATAACAAACACAAATGCATTCATAATGCAGAAATTTAATTGTACACCCGATATATTTCAAAATTGTGTCATTATGACCATAAACAATACAATACCGTTTATGGCAAAAAAGAAGCAGGAAAAGAGAAAATTTATTGAAGATATTTTTAATCTCGGTGTATTTAGCAACATGCTAGGTATTTTAAAAAATGATATTACCGAAAAGAAAAGAGTGTTTGATGTAGAGTCAGCTCGATATGAGGAAGGTGTTAAGACCCTGAACAATTACGAATATCAACAGCAAAAAACTCTTCAAGACCGTAGAGACAAACATAAAAAATATATTGACCGTAAGCAAAATAATGCTAGTGAGATTGATGAAATTAATATAAAAATTAATAATTTTATTCAAAAAAGTACTGATACAATTGAGCAAAACATAGTTGATCATCAAGCAGTAGCAATAAAACTAGATAAGGCTTTACAGGATATTAGACATAAAAAAAGTGAAAAACTTACACTCATTAATCAAGTCGAAAAACAACTTAAAAATATTATTGACGGTAAAGATAGTTGTCCAACTTGTTTACGTGTAATTAAAGACCAGGATAAGGAGTACATTGCAAATGAAAAACTCAAGCTTAATATATCTATAGATGATCATAATAATGATATAGAGAGTTATGGTACAAAAGAAACTCAAATTATCAGTAAGCAGTCTGAAATCAGACAAAAAATCAAAGACTACGAAGGGCAAATTCATACCATTGCTCTCGAAGAAAAAGATAAAATAAATCTACAGACACGCTTAAATCAGCTCCTTGAATGGCAGTCAATGCTTGAGCAGGATATTAAGGATCTCGAATCCGCAAATACAACTATTGATGATGTATTAGCCGATCAACGTAAAACTGTTAGTGAGCTTGAAATTAATTTAGATAAAATTAAAAACCTATTAGGAGATTTAGATGTTGTTAAATTTATTGTATCTGAAGAAGGTGTAAAGTCATATATTGTTAAGAAAATATTACAACTTTTTAATTCCAAGCTAGCGTATTATCTTGGTAAGATGGACGCTAACTGTCAATGTGAGTTTAACGAATACTTTGAAGAGAAGATTATTGATAATAAAGGTAAGGAATGTTCATACTTTAACTTTAGTGGTGCTGAGAGAAAGAGTGTAGATCTTGCTTGTTTATTTGCCTTCATGGACATAAGGAGGTTACAGGGTGATGTATGCTTTAATTTTAGCATCTATGATGAATTATTTGATTCAAGTCTCGATGAACGTGGTGTAGAGTTAGTTATTAATATCCTTAAAGAACGTATTGAGAAGTTTAACGAAAGCATTATGGTTATTAGTCACCGTAAGGAAAGTATTAAGGCTGCTACAGGTGATATTATCTTCTTAGAAAAGAACAACGGTATTACAAGACGTGTTGATTATAAGGAGTACACAGCTTAAAATATACTGATCATGTTTAATCCGAGTCCTTTTGTTTCACCATTTCCGAGTCCATTTGGACCATCTTACCCCGGTATGCAAGTACAGCAGCAACCGCAGCAAGCAATGCCTCAACCACCGGAAATGAATTTAAAGCGTGTATTAAATTATTATGCCGATTATAGTGGTTGCGGATTTTGGCGTTTAATTTGGCCAGAGCATTTACTTAATGCTCATCAAAAACTTACAGTTCATGGCAGCACAATGATGTGTTTGGATCCTAACTATTTTAGAGGTGCTGAATGTGTACGTATTCAACGTCAAGCTACACCAGCCCAATTACAGTTTGTACGTTTCCTCAAGGATCTTAGTAAACAATTAGGCTTTCGTGTCATTTACGAAATCGATGATCTTGTATTCTCAGAAGATATTCCTGAATATAATAAATTTAAACCAGCATTTACCGATCCTGAAATCCGTAAAACAGCACAAGATATTATGGAGTTGTGCGATGAGATTACTGTTACATGTGATTTCATGAAAGATTATTATATGGGTAAAACTAATAATAAAAATATTACTGTTATTCCTAACTACCCACCAAAATGGTGGATGGGTAATTTTTATAGTGAGAAAAAGATATCAGAAAATTACGACAGGTATAAGAACAAGCCAAGAATCTTATACGCTGGTTCAGGAGCACATTTTGATGTAGATAATCGTGTAGGTCAAAAAGATGATTTTGAGCACGTTAATAAATACATTGTCGATACCAGACACAAATATCAATGGGTATTTCTCGGTGCATATCCTTTACCTTTACATTCATATATTCAAGATGGTACGTTTGAATATCATCCATGGGAACAGTTGTACAGCTATCCAGAGAAAATTTCAAAGCTTAATATTAATATGATGGTAGCTCCATTACAAGATAATAACTTTAATAAAGCAAAGAGTGATTTAAAGCTTGTTGAAGCAAACTGTTATGGCATACCTATTGCTTGTCAAAATCTTGTAACTTATCAAGATGCACCATTTAAATTTGATACAGGTGCAGAAATGATCAGTATTATTGATGATGTTCTTTCTAAGAAGGGACGATATATGAATCTTTCATCAAAAGCCCGTGTATCAGCTAATAGTCGTTGGCTTGAAAATGAAGACAACATTAACAAGTACGTAGAACTTTATACTCTACCGTTTGGACACCCGGATAGAAAACTTCTAAACGCTCAGAACGGTATTATTGCTTAATAGCTTGCTTTCGGACATTGGATATTTTATACTCTTAGTGTGTTTAGAAATGTAGCTTACTCCCAACGCGATCAGACCATGCACTTATATACATGGGACGATCAAGGTAAACCTATAACGGTTCAATCAACGTTTGAGCCGTACATCTACCTAGAGACCAATAATGCTCCTGATGCTATGAGCATTTTTAATTCAAAGTTAAAAAAGAAGCGCTTCCGTAATCAATCTGATCGTATTCGATATATTAAAGATAATAATGTAGAACGGGTATTTGAGAACCTTAATGTACAGCAACAGTTTCTTATTGATACATTTTGGGAGCAAAATGAAAAAGATGAATTCTCGCAATACCCGCTAAAGGTATACTTTATCGATATTGAGACATACAGTCCTGATGCATTCCCTGATACTCAAAACCCTGAGGATCCTATTAATGTAATTACAATTTATAATACTCTTACAGATAGGTATACAGTTTGGGGTACAAAGCCGTTTACTAAATCGAATGAAAACACAAAGTATATCTACTGTAAAACAGAAAGAGAGTTATTTCAGAAATTTTTAGATTATTTTGCAGGTAATTATCCTGATATTCTCTCAGGATGGAATAGCGAGTTCTTTGATGTCCCCTATATTATTAATCGTATGTCAAAGATCTTGGGTGAAGATGAAGCAAAACGTCTATCACCTGTTGGTTTAATTCGTGCTAGAACCTTTATGGNTAAGTTCGGTAGAGAGCAGACTCGTTGGCATATAGAAGGAATATCTTGTGTTGATTATTTGGAAATTTATCGAAGGTTCTGCCCTGTATTACGTGAATCATACAAACTCGATGCAATTGGTGAAATTGAATTAGATCAACGTAAGATTGATTATGGTGATACAGATCTTGCGAGCTTATCAGAAGATAATTGGGAATTGTTTGTAGAGTATAATATTCAGGACGTTACCCTACTTGTAAATCTCGAAAAGAAGCTTCAGTATCTACAATTGCTACGAATGATTGCTTATGCTGGGCTAACGACATTTGAAGGTGCATTAGGCTCACTTTCTGTTATTACAGGTCTTTGCGCCATTCGAGCTCGTACAAAGGGTAAGCGTATTCCGACATTTGTAAAGGAGATTAAGGAAGGTACTAAGCAAAATGAAGGTGCATACGTAGGAGAACCTGAAAAAGGATTTCAAGAGCATGTTGTATCTTTTGATGCTAATAGTTTGTATCCTAATATGATGATTACTCTTAATTTATCTCCTGAAACAAAGGTAGGTAAGATTATTGAGCGAACAAATACAGAAGTAGTTGTAAAACATATTAAAGGACCGACATACACCTTGACTACAGAGCAGTTTGCAGCTTTCGTTAAGAAGGAAGAAATTGCAATATCAAAGGCTAATATCCTGTTTACACAAAAGGAGAAAGGTGTTATTCCTGAAACGGTTGATCATTATTATAAAAAGCGCGTTGAATTAAAGAAGTTACTTACAACAGCAAAGAAAGCTGCATATAGTATTGGCGAAGCGGATCCTAGATATAAAAAACTTCAACACAAAATTGACAACCTTAATATACGTCAACATACTATCAAGATTCTTATTAATACCATTTACGGATATTTCGGCAACAAGCATAGTCCTCTTGGTGATGATGATTTAGCTAATTCAATCACGCTTACAGGTCAAGCTGTCATTAAACAGTCAAATCAAATTCTAATCAATTATATTAAATCTAAGGCAAACCTAACGGACGCTGAGATAAACGAAAGCACACCTATTATCTATAATGATACTGATAGTAGTTACATTTCTATTAAACACTTAATTAAAGCACAAGGCATTGAAACCTACAATAAGAAGGGATTAATAACGCCTGAGTACTATCAGGCTGTACAAGATATTGAAGATCATCTTAATATCGAAATTAAAAAATGGGGAGCAGATGAACTCGGATCATCTGATTGTAGGCTAATCTTTAAGCGGGAAGCGATTGCAGATGTTGGTTTATTCTTACAGAAAAAACGATATGTACTACATCTTTTGGATATTGAAGGTATTCCGTGTAATAAATTTAAGTACACAGGAGTTGAAGTAGTGCGTACATCAATGCCTGCTCCAATTAAACCAAGAGTAAAGAGTATTATTGAGACAATGCTTACAACAAAAGACCTAGCAGCTACAAATAAAATTTTTACAGAGACATATGATATCTTTAAAAATCTACCTATTGAAGATATTGCTTCTGTAATGGGCATAAAGGGATACGAAAAATATTCAAGAGACAGTAAAGGGTTTGAAACAGCAAAGAGAATGCCAATTCACGTTAAAGCCGCGTACTATCATAATTTGTTGGTTGATAAGTTTGGTATTGATAGAAAATATGAAAAAATTGCTTCAGGAGATAAGATTAGATATTTTTATGTTCGAAAGCCCAATCGGTACGGTATTTCTGTAATTGGTTACAAATATTATTATCCAAAAGAGTTCGTTGAAATATTTGAGCCTGATTATGAACTTATGTTTGAAAAGATTATCTTCTCTACTATTGAGCGCTTTTATGAAGCAGTTAATTGGACTCTTAAGCGACCCGGTACACAAACTCAAACCGATTTATTTGACCTTTTAGGTATGAATTAGTTGATTTTTTTATAAACAGATATTAATATTAGCGTCATGAGTCAATCCAATCTAATTACATTTATCGATCAAATCGGTAGAACAATTCTTGCTGAGAAGCTTGAAGATGCTGATAACGGCGCTTCATTTCTTGCTAAGAATCCAGCAATTATCCACGTACAGCCAACCCAGACCGGTCAGCTTAACGTTCAAACAATTCCTCTCTATTTTAGAGAGTTTGTTGGTGAGCGTAATAAGACTGAAGGTACAATTTGGAAGTACAGTTATGCAAATGTAGTTCTCGGTACAAACATTGAGAACGACGCCCGTTTGCTTGAGCAGTACACTAGGTTGTTCGCAGATGCACCAGAGGTACCAACCAGTGATCCGCAAATTGTAAAATTATTTGACGAATAATCACCGTCACTTCGTAATCTGGAATTGAAACCAGGAAAAAATGCCTAACTTACGTTAGGCATTTTTTTTATTATTAATATCTTGATTACCTTATTCAATACTCTATAATTTGTAATATGGATAAAGACCTTATTAAAACCCTATCAATTATTGATGAGCACAATTCAGATGCTTGTTTTCTCTCTGAGAATGCGCTCTCTAATTTTACTGAATGTTATGATACCGGCTGTTATGCTTTGAATGCTATTCTAACTGGTGATTTAAGAAATGGTGGTGTACCTCAGGGTCGTATTATTGGTTTTAGTGGAGAATCAGGAACTGGTAAGACTCTTATTACAGGTAAAATTTTAGCTAACGCACAAAAGAAAGGTGTTGTACCAGTTATTTTTGATTCTGAGATTGCAGTTGATAAGAATTCTGTTCGCGGTGTTGGTTTAGACCCCGCTAAAGTAAAGTATGTTCCAATTGATACGATTGAAAGGTGCCGTAATCAAGTCGGTGCACTCCTTGATAAGGTCATTGCAAATAATCAACATGGTAAAATTATTATCTGTATTGATAGTTTAGGTAATCTTGCATCACAGAAGGAGATTGACGATGCCTTAAAGGATAAATCAGCTGTCGATATGGGTATGAGAGCCAAGGCACTTAAGTCAATGCTTAGAACCTTAACTTATAAGGCTGCAAAGGCTCAGGTATCGATTATCTTTGTTAATCATACATATTCTGATCCTGGTGCAATGTATCCAACTCTTATTAAGTCGCAGGCTGGCGGATCCGGTCCAGTTTATATGGCTAGTATTCTCGTACAACTTGCTAAGAGAAATGAGAAGTCAGGTGAAGGTGAAGTCGGAGCTATTGAAGATAATACACTTTCTGAAGCTAACAAATATAGCGGGGTTACGCTTAGAGCACTTACAGCTAAGAATCGTTTTATTCCACAATTTCTTGAGATAGAAATGTATCTTTCGTTTAAGAATGGTCTCAACAAATATAGTGGGTTATTAGCAATGGCTACAGCAAGAGGTATTGTTATTCAAGGTGGTTCTACTTATACAGTCGGTAAGGATGGTGGTAAGTATAAGGCTGGTGACAAGCTCGGTTATGCTAAGAACTTTACAAAGGACCAAGCATTCTATGAAGATTTTATTATTCCTGCTCTTGATGAAGCATTAAAGACTGATTATAGATATCATCAGGCTTCTGACGATGACGTTGTAGAGACTGATGATACCGTAGAGGCAGAATAATGAATAAGACAAAAGTTGTTGTACCGATTAGCGGCGGAATGGACTCAACAGTCCTTCTACACTATGCAGCATCAAAATTTGATAATGTATATGCCATTTCCTTTGATTATGGCCAAAGGCATATTAAAGAGTTGGAATGCGCTGAAAAGCAAATCGATGCTATAAGAGATAAAGATACAGACGAGAATGTATGCTTTAATACTACAATTAAACTTCCATTCTTTAATTTAATAAAGACATCAGCTTTATTGAATAAAGAAATTGATATAGCTAAAGCTAAGGATGTGCTTGGGCATCCACAACATCAAAATTATGTTCCATTTAGAAATATGATGCTATTGAGTATTGCGCTATCATTCGCTGAGGGCGTAGGTGCTAATACTGTTTACCATGGAGCAGCTCAAATTGATAGTGCAGCTGGATTTTGGGACGGAAGTATAGAATTCTTGAATTCTATAAATCAATTAACTTCACTCAATCGCATGAATAAAATACAGATTGAGGCTCCATTAATAGATAAATCCAAAAAGGAAATAATTGAATTAGGCATTGAGCTCGGTGTAGATTTTAGTCTTACTTGGACGTGTTATGAGGGTCTTGATCAAGCATGTGGTGAATGTACAAGCTGTTCAGCAAGACTTGGAGGATTTATCGCAGCAAATATTAAGGATCCTCTATCATATAATATAGATATTCCATGGAAAAAATTGCTTAGTTGATATTTTATGCATAAACACTATAATTGCGCACAACAAACAATTATAAATCGCTGTAAAAATAACAAATACGTAGATTGGATTGTACTTAAAAAGGGTATAAAGTATAAGGCTTAACCAAAATCTACACCGTAGCGGCTCCCACCCTCTCCGCCCCAGACTTGTCTACCAGTGGTTGAACGCTCGCCGTGACCAGTATATCTTGAAACTAAATCTTCATCAGAAAGAACAGATGAACCTGCCTCACCACCTTGTTCAAACTTTTCAAAATTATCACCCAATTTAAGGTATTGTCCTTTTCTTTCAAGAATTTTTTTCTTGACAAGATCATTAATAATAGCTTTGACCTTACCTGAAATTCTATTTTCTTCGAGACCTAATCCGCCGCTATCGAGAACCTGTTGTACAACATCACCCGCAACACCTGTTTCTAGAACACCAGAATCATCTACCAAATTTGCAATCATTTGTTCTATTCGAACAGTAATACGATCTGCTCCAGCAGCTGCTTCACTAGGTTTTTCAGCTTCTACTTCAGCAGTTACTTCTTCTTCAGGTTTTGCAGCCACATGAGCAACAACCTTATCAATAGTAGATTCTGCTTCTTTAGCTGTATCACCTTCTTCTGTATTATCATCAATAAGCTCGACAACATCTGCAATAAAATTCTTAATAATTCTAGCTGTATATCCTGATACAGCTTTAGGATGTGAACCAGAAAGTTTAGTAACAATGTCGCTTTCAAGTCGCTTAAGTGATTCAGGTTTTGTTCCGCTAACAGAATAAACACCACCTGGAAATAAATCATCAATAATAGGTTTTACAAGAATGTCAACAATTTCTTCAGGAGACTTTTGTGTGTCATCTGCTATTTTTTTAAAGAGATAAGAATTACCTGCACGAGCTTGAAGACCCTTTACGATAGCTTCACGAATTTTTGTGTAATCAGCTCGGAGAGCCATTTCCTCTATATAAGCTTCAAAAATTAAATTAGTATCTTTATTCATGTTGAATTATTTATTCTAGATAGTATAATAATAACGAAATGTGTGCCGTTTTTGGATCTAGTAATTTTACAGAATTTACTAAGCTTTATGATGATAATAAAGATAGAGGTAGTTTTGCCTTTGGTGGTATATTTTTAAGCTTTGCTTATGATGCAACTATTCATATTGAGGGTATAGCAGAGTTACATAAAAATATGAATATTACCAATAAAACAGTAAATATGAAGCCAAAGGAGTTTTATTACTATCTTGGACATACACAGGCACCTACGAGTTCAGTTCGTAAATTTGATACTAAAACATCACACCCGTTTACATGTGGTACATGGGTTGTAGCACATAATGGTGTATTAACAAATGATACACGTCTCAAGAAGACACTGAAACCAGGTATAGAGTATAATGATGTTGATTCCTCAGTTATACCGGCTCTTATTAGTCAGGAGACAGATAAAAATTTAGATGAAATAAAGGCAATATGTAATTCTTTATCTAAGCTTGAAGGTACATTTGGATTGTGGATTTATAATAAACTTTCTAATAATGTATATCTTGCTCGGTCAGGCAGTACATTATACGCAAATTTTTTAACAAATACGTTTTCTTCACTTCCTATTAAAGGGTTTACGGCTCTTGAAGAAGGTGTATTATATCTTATGACTAAAGAAGGACTGACCGCTGTTGGAGCGTTTAATAACAATTCACCGTTTTTTATTTTATGATTACGATTGTATCCTGTACAAAACTAGCTGATTACAAACAAACATTACTATATAAGAGCTTAGCTAAGCTTGAACAAACATCTAACTTACTATTACTAAACAAAGTCAAGTTTTTTACTTCAAATAAACTAGGCTTAAGTGAAGCGTATAACAAGCATCTTTATAACTCACCCTTGTCAGTTATCGATGATTACGCTCTATTCGTTCATGATGATGTTTGGATTGATGATGCTGGATTTATTTCAAAGCTTGAAGAGGCACATAAAACTTATGACATTGTTGGTATTGCAGGTGGAATTAATCCTGTAATTAAAGAGCCTACATTATGGCATTTAATGTGCGGTGGTTTTAGTAGTACAAACTTGCGCGGTTTTGCAGGACATTATTTACATAATAGCGATAGACGTACAATGATAACCAACTTTGGACCAACACCTGATCGGGTTGCTATTATTGATGGTGTGTTTATGTCAGTTAATATTAAACGAGCTCATGCAGTAAATTGGAAGTTTAATGAAAATTATACATATCATCTATACGACCTTTCAAGTTGTCTTGACGCAAATAAAAAGAAACTAAAGATTGGAGTTGCGCCTATACTCATTTATCATAACTCTCCAGGATTGAGGTCTTTAGATGACGAAACGTTTAAAGTAAATCAACAAAAGTTTATGCAAGAGTTTGCTAGCTATTAATAGCTGTTGGTAATATTATTATCGCATGTCGAATTTAGATTTAGATTACTTTGAAACAGTTATTGTTTATAAGGCTATAACTGATGAGATATATCTATCTTCTATAATAGATCATATTAAGCCTATCTTCTTTAAAGATAAGGACATTAAAAATGTATTTGGTATTATACACGATTATTTTATAAAAAGAAACTGCTGTCCTTCCATGACTGAAGTAAAAGCATACCTGACGACTGATGAACTAAAGACATCGTTTAAAAATGTTGTGGTTAATTTTAAGGATATTGATAAGAATTTAAATGCTGACGAATTATATCAAAACACCGAAACATTTTTAAAAGAAAAAGCAGTCTTTCACACAATGATGGAGGTTGTAGAAGACCTGAATAAACAAAAACTCGAAACATCGACAGTTTTAAGTAAATTTGAATCTGCATGTAATATTTCCCTTACTACAAATACTGGTTTAGATTTATTTAAAGATGTCGATAAGCTAGTCGATGATCTAAGCTCTGATGTCAATTATATTCCTACCGGTTGGGCGTGGCTGGATAATAAGATCGGTGGTGGTTTTCTAGAGTCAGGTCGATCACTTTATATCTTTACAGGTGAAACAAATATCGGCAAAAGTATATTTCTTGGTAATGTTGCAATTAATATTGCTAACCAGGGAAAAAGCGTATTGTTAGTAACATTGGAAATGCCTGAGATGATTTACGCTCAACGACTTTCATCCAATATTACAAAGGTACCTCTTAGTAAAATTAAATCAGAGATACCTACCTTAAAACATGCTCTAGAGAATCACGCAGATAGTAATCCTAACGCGAAGATCCTCATTAAAGAATTTCCACCGTCTACCATTACAATCTCACATTTACAATCTTATATTAAAAAACTAATCAACCAAGGATACAAGTTCGACGCGATTGTCGTTGATTATATAAACCTCTTTCATACACCTGAAGGAACTAATAGCTATGAAAAGATTAAAAAGATTACTGAGCAGCTTAGAGCATTGACGTATATCTTTAATTGCCCGATAATTAGCGCTACTCAGCTTAATAGAGGTGGATTTGGTATGTCAGATCCTGGTATGAATACTATTTCTGAGAGTGTAGGGTTAGCAATGACGGCAGATGTTATTATGAGTATTTGGCAGGAGCCAACAGATAGAGAGCTAGGTGTTATTAAGATGGGTATGATGAAAAATCGATTTGGACCTAACTTTGGTAGCTGTGTTTTACGTATTGATTACTCAACATTAACTCTTACAGAAGATGAACATGTAAATGATACAGAAGCCAGTAACTCTTCAATTAATACATTAGCAGCTCTATCTCTCTAAGAGAACATTGATTTATAAACATTTAGTATTAAAGTAATACTAAGTGAAAAAGACTGTCCATACTAATACAATTGCAGATTATGAAGCTGAACATTTGTTCTTAGCTTTTTGTTCATTTGTAACACTGTCTAATATTAAAAAGATGAATCTTGCTAATGTTTTTTTAATACTTTTACAAAATAAAGAATTACGAGATCTTTTTAAGATATATTGTGACGTTGATACAGATTTCGCAATCGTACAATCATTTTTACGATTTGATCCGAGTTTATATAAAAGCAAATACGTAATGAAATACTTGAATAATAATAAAAAGAAGCTTACAATGTAAGAATGGTATATATTGGTAAAGTTACAGATTTCGAACAACACATATATAATACCCATCTCCGGGTTCTAAGGACCAATAAGAATCAGCCATATAAAAACAGAAAAGATTTTTCTGATTTAGATCCGCGAGTTCAGTTACAGTTAAAAAAGATTTCAAATCTATTAGCAAAGTACCCGCATATTAATCTTAATGAATTTATAAGTGCTCCATACAAGATATATACAGATGAAAAATATTTTGATCTCGATTTTTATATCTCACTCAAAGCAATAAAAGCATATACTGTATATCAACAAAAGAAATTATTTTTAGAACCAGATAGTGATGAGCAACTTGAATATATAAAAAACTCTCTTCAGTTTATTCTTTCGTTCTGTAGAGATAACAATATAGAGATTGACGACTATATTACACATAAGACGAATGATACATTCTCCTTCCTCTTGCATTTAAAGGAACATAGAGTAAATGTTTATTGCCTGCTCGGAGTAACAAATTTCGATAAAATTATAAAGACAGTTGATTATGATCTTCTTTCTTTTATTATTGGAAGTGAGCTATTAAATAATATACAGCTTTTTAAAGTTAAATTTTTAAACTCAAAAAAAGCACGTAAGTTAGTAGAGCTCGGTATACAAAAATTAAAAAATATAAAAACACAAAAATAAACTTGATTAAACTAAAACTATAACCTATTATAAAAAATAACCTATGAGTAACCCATTCACATCATCAATGTTTGATAGTATTAAGTCCGCTCTTAATAAACAAACAGACGCAACGAGTTCAGGCGGTAATAAGCAAAAGGATTTTCTTAAGACTGTTCCAGGCAATACATATACAGTCCGTCTTCTTCCTAATATTAAAAATACAGATAAGACATTTCTTCATTACTATTCCTACGGTTGGAATAGCTTTGCAACAGGACAATACGTAGCAGTAACTAGTCCCGGTACTTGGGGTCAACGTGATCCGATTTCTGAAGAGTTTTTCCGTATTCGTCGCGCTGGTTCTGAGGAAGAGAAGGAGAAGTCAAAGGCTCTTAACCGTAAGGAAAATTGGATGGTTAATGTTTATGTTGTAAACGATCCTGTTAATCCCGAGAATAACGGTCAGATTAAGGTTCTTCGTTACGGTCGTCAGGTTAATAAGATTATTATGGATGCTATTGAAGGTGAAGAGTCTGTAGATTTCGGTCCACGTATCTTTGATCTTTCACCAAACGGCTGTAGCTTCCGTATTAAGGTCGAGAAGCAAGGTGATTATCCGACTTATGTTTCTTCGAAGTTTGCTCTTCCGAAGGAAATTGAAGGTCTCAAGGCAAGTGAGTATGAGAATATTTACAACAATATTTTTGATCTTGAGTCATATGTTACAGCTAAGAGCTATGATGAGTTGGTAGAGTTTCTCAATACACATTATCATTGTAAGACTGATGTGGTTGAAGATGCGGAGCCTAGTTATGTAGCACCAGTAGTAGCTGCCAAGCCTACACCAGTTGTTAAGAAGATCGAGACAGTAAAGGAAAACACGTCAGCAAGTATTGACGACGATTCAATTGCTGCACTTCTTGAAGGACTTGAGTAATGGATACTTTTACCGATCTTCCGCCTGAGGAAATAAAATTACTAACAGCAGCATTCTTAGGACAGACTGTGCTGGGTGAGCTTAAACAGCTCGATAGTAATATTATTAGTGGGTTGGCAAGGCCTAATATGGATCCATATAAGGTACTCGGTAGTATTCCTACGCCA